GTCTGCACATGAGGACACTCAAAATAACTCTCAAAATGTAGAGAATCTTTAACAAACAAACATACTGAAAAATAGGTGTCTGCACATGAGGACACTCAAAATAACTCTCAAAATGTAGAGAATCTTTCACAAACAAACATACTGAAAAATAGGTGTCTGCACATGAGGACACTCAAAATAACTCTCAAAATGTAGAGAATCTTTAACAAACAAACATACTGAAAAATAGGTGTCTGCACATGAGGACACTCAAAATAACTCTCAAAATGTAGAGAATCTTTAACAAACAAACATACTGAAAAATAGGTGTCTGCACATGAGGACACTCAAAATAACTCTCAAAATGTAGAGAATCTTTAACAAACAAACATACTGAAAAATAGGTGTCTGCACATGAGGACACTCAAAATAACTCTCAAAATGTAGAGAATCTTTAACAAACAAACATACTGAAAAATAGGTGTCTGCACATGAGGACACTCAAAATAACTCTCAAAATGTAGAGAATCTTTAACAAACAAACATACTGAAAAATAGGTGTCTGCACATGAGGACACTCAAAATAACTCTCAAAATGTAGAGAATCTTTCACAATCAAACATACTGAAAAATAGGTGTCTGCACATGAGGACACTTAAAATAACTCTCAAAATGTAGAGAAGAAGATTCGTAAAGGACAGCAGCCTCGAGGGAGTTTACCCATCATCGTTTTTCTTACTACATGTTCGCGGACCCCCGGATGTTTTAACCGTTTAATTTATATTTTTTACAGTCGTTGAATTACATGAAATGTTAAAGCGCCTTGTTGCCGATGACAGAGTGATTAAACCAAAGCTTCATTGCGTCTGTCTCGACCCAAGATGATATGAGTTTTGAAGTGTCCATCGTTACGTCGTCGAATATCGTGACGATAGTCGAGTTACTTTTGTTATTGTCTCTTTGATTAATATTATCAATATTGTAGTGTTGGTACGATGTGTTGACGCCAAAGATTATGGGCATTGGAAGCCCGCCTTGTTCGGAATTGATCCTGAAGCTAATGGAAAAGTCTTTCGCATTGGAGAGGACGAACATATCCGTTTCGAGAGTGTAGGTCAAAAGTGTGAACTTGACGTTACCTGTCTCAGTATCAAGGACCATGTGGAAAGCATCCATATTTTGGGCGATGGTGTTGTATAGGATGGTCGAGAAGAACCCGTTGTAGAGTATGAGGAAGCGGTCCAGTGGGATGCGTTGGGCGTACTCAAGTGATCGTTCCAAGAATGCTTTGCGGAAAGTAGGCTCATTGATCGACTCAACTTTCACAAACATGGGAGAAGGAGTAGAAACAATGAAAAAGCCTGGTACGGCCGCCATAGCGAATGACCTTTCCCCGTTAGACTCGTTAACGCCCAGAGATGCAAAGTTGATTTTTGTTGCTAGTGTGTACCGCTCAGTGTAGAGCGTCGAAAGGTTCGTCTTCATCTTGTTGAACACAATGATCACCTTGTCGATCGTCGAAATGTCCAGATTGGGGGCGCTGATTTTAACCCCTTTCGCCCGACACTCGCTAATCATGCGCTCGTGACGGAACACATACAGACAATACTCGTACCAAGGAATCACATGGGTCAACTTGCGGTATGCTTCCACGCTATCGCTTTGTCCCTTGTAAGAAATGGATATCAGGTCGCAAGTATCTTTATCTTTTTTCGAATCTTTCTTATCCGAATAGGACACTGATTTCTTGTTAACTTTATTGGTATTCTTATTACCACGCTTCTCCTTCTTTTTTTTATCGGAAGTGCCACCTCCATGTTGGAACGATGATATTCCTGTGGAAACGTTCTCCAGGTAGGTTTCGGCCCTCTCCAGACACGTGCGAAAGTCTGTGAACGCCACAATCGCAAACAATGGGGCGTGGCGCGTGTTCGCGGATGTCACGAGTTTGTTCAGGTCATCGTACCGGACAAGGGCTAGCAACCACTGGTAGAAATAAACGAGATTCTGAACGTTTTCAGGATTCACGGACATTTTGATGAGGTGGTTTACGTGCGAAGGCGGATGTACTTACCATTGACTACTCCTATATTTTAATCGCATCTTCCACTCCAGGTACTGGGGGGAAATCGACATCAACCAATGATCCTCCCTCAACATCTGGTGCTCCTCCCTGAGGATCTGGTGCTCCTCCACAGGAGTTTGTTGATTCATTGGGTGTCTCTGTTTGTTTATCGAGCCAAGTATCGCGTTGGTCCTGAATGCGTTCGATGAGTCCTGATTTCCTTGCATCGTACATCTCGGTACGCGTCTCCTGCTGCTTGTAGTAATTCTTCATCAACGTGTTCAGCTGGGTTTCGGAATACTCGCAATCGGTGATATCGTCGGGGTTAGGACTCCACGGGCACCAGCACCCGACCTCGGCGATGTACACGTTGAACTTGTTGTCGGTGCGGCTTATGACCTTGGCTCTGTTCTTCGCCTCGTCAAGACTTCCGTATACGCCTCGGATCTTGAAACCGCGGATACTCGTCTTCGACAAGTCCCCCGTCGTCTCACGAAACTCTTGGTCAAGGGTGGACTCTCGAGATAGACGGTACGCATTCAACTCATCCTGCATACTACTTTCTGACCACATGTATGCATAGCGCTCACGTATCAAGCGGACGCTCTCTTCGAGAGAATCTTGCCCCCCACCATGTAGGGTCGTGACGTTTGTCAGCATGATGTCCACGTCTTTGCACAAGTCACTCAGAAAGCGGCTTAGGACGAACGTCTCCTTCTGCACCAACACATCCTCTGGAGAAACGAACGAGATGCAAGCGAATCGTTGCCCACGGATACTCTCGTCCTGTTCCAAGTAGTCCTTATCTGTTGTGGATACTAAACCGCTTGATTCATTCACGACTTTCGATGATTCGGCCTTTGCTTGGTCGGCCTTTGCCTGGTCGACCTTTGCCCTAGCCATTTGCACATTGGCAACTTGTGATGCAATATTGTTACTGCGGCGGTTGCGAGGAGGCATATTACTTTGTGTTACAGAATCAATTGGTAACCATACGTCCCGTTTCCTTATACAGTTGTTTTCAAATAAGTTGAAACGCAAAAGTTGGTGTTGATGTTCAAATATTTAAGATCCCAGTGCGTCCACCTTGTCGCTCAATTCTTTGATGGCGTTCACTAGGATGGACACGACGTTGCCGTAAGCTACAGTGAGCATACCCGTCACAGGGTGCTCGTGCACGGCTTCAGGGAGAACCGCCTGCAGCTCCTGTGCAATCAGTCCGCACTGGCGCATGCTGATCACGCTGTCTGTGCGGTCGAAAGTATAACCGGATATGCTCTTGACCTTCGCCAAAGCGTCCCCGATCACTTCGAGATTGGTCTTTACGCGCATGTCGGAGACTTGCGCGAGCTCGTAACGCGCGAAAATAGAAATGCCGTTGACCTGTGACTCGACATGAACGGGATACACAGGATCCCATGTCTCCCAGTCGGCACCCACAGTGACGTTGGACAATATATGAATGGACGGGATTGTGGCGTTTCCACTGAGAATGTTGCTGGCATAGTAAGCGTCAGCGATAGTACCAGGCATAGTGTAGTTGGAGTACTCTCCAACGCCAGCGGACGGCATGTAGATGTCGAATGATGTGCAATTCATTGTGTTCGTGCTTAAGTGCGTCGCTAGAATGTTACCGTTGACGTTGGCCACGTTAGAGTACAACTCCATGGTCGGAAGATGGTTCGACCAGTTGCCCATGAGGATACGACTAGAGGAGTCACTGGCAGCCATGATAATATCAGACTGGTTCGCATTCAAAAAAAAGTTTTCTCCAGGAATAGATGATGCCTCTCGAATCGAAAATGCTGCCATGTATGTTTGTTTAAATAAGTTTTACAATTTATTTTCACACGAACAGAACAACCAACACCTGATACTTATTTGGGGAGACACACTCAGACGGTTGAACGGTTTACCAAAGAGGCGACACGGAATATTTTCGAGAACTTCTTCAACTTGCTGCACCCCCTACGTTTCCCAAAAGCAACGATATGCAGTCTGGATGATTGATTATAAGGTGTGTCCCACTTTATTTGAGAACAACTGTCGTTGTTGAGTCGTCGTTCTACAAACGCAATGATGACATCATCATTGTGCAAATGCACGAAGTAGGAACGTTTGGTACGCTCCTGCAAATGAAGCCCCAAGCATCCGCGTCGCACACATCCTCTGACCCAACTTCACCGAGACTCACACCACCACCGTTCCCCCCCCCTCCTCGACACGAGTGACAATGCTGCACACACGATACGGTAGATGGAGACCGTCTACGCAACACAAAGTACATGTGGTTGCTACGATGAGAACGTTGAAGACGCAAGCAAAAGCGAGATGCTGTCTTTATCAACAAGTAGTCGTTGTTGGTAGAAACAACAACGCCACGCACGTCCACCGCCAAGCTGACGCCTCGACAAGAACTGTACTCGTACATGAGGTTAGTCAGGAACCTTCCAAAAACAGTGTTGTACTTCGACTCATCATCGCCACAAGGAACCACCACCTCAAGATCAGGAGACACCAAAGATACAACTTTGGGTTTTTCAGGGTACATCCGCTTGCTAGTTGCATTGGACTTTGACTTTGACTTTGACTTGGAATGAGAACGATTCAGAGTCGTTTGGCCCGTATCGAAGCGACGGGGGTACAACACACTCATACTCAGCCACTTGCGCACGTATTCGAACTCCGCCGGCACAGGGGGGGTGAACTCGTCAATGACTATCGGGGACATCCCGTCGCCGTGAACTTCAAAGAGCCGCCATGGGACGTATATCCCCCTTGCGGCAGTATCATCTCCATCTCCGCGGGTGACCTTGGCCGACCATGGCATTCGAAGACTACCGTTTCGGTACACGCTCGTGTCCATGGTGGCTCTGTCGCGTGGCGCGAGATTAAGCATCCATTCGTTGGCCAAGCGCGCGGCCTCCTTGTCGTCGACATACAGGTCCGACCATATGATGTGGAACCCCATCTTGCCACCATGACGTTCCAGGCGGCGCAACACGCACACGGTCGTGCATAGAGGAGATCCGGAGCTTATAACCGATAGCATTCGCTCCAGAAGCGCCTCGTCGTCAGCAACCGTCTCTGAGTCGAGTGTTTTGATGTCGAGGTCGGCGAACATGCGGTACTCTAGGCGCCCGGTGCGTTCGACGAAAAACAGCTCCTTCGACGGGCTACCAGAGACAACCACCGACGCGTAGAGGTCCAAGAACGCGTTAGTCTTTGCACGAGGGATGAAAAAACGTCCACCCGTAAGCAACGTGTGCGTGCAGGGTCCTCCCCTCGCCGAGAAGGCGTCAGAAAACACGAACCATTCCGATAGCGCTCGGCAAGCATGGCCAGTGCGTTCTGGATGCGTTATACACTTTGAGGACATACTGAATAGTATCAAGAAGGCTTCTCTCCCCCCCCGCATCAATAAGGTGATCCCCGTATTCTTTACACTACGGTCAACAGTTCGATTTCGGATATGTTCTCGAACAGGAAGTCTCGTATGAACTGGTGCGCGATCGGCACCTGGGCCATGTTGTTCGCTCCAGTGATGATGACACTGCCTGTGCGACAAACAATGATGGTGACGTCCTTTGAGGGAGCTCCGCATGGAGGAGCGCAATGATAGACGATCTTGACACCTGCGCTGTTGTCCTGCTCATAATGGCAACGCAGACCGACGTGTCTCCTGGCTACCACCGAGAGACGAGAGCATTTTATGAAGAAGGGTACTTTGAAATCGCTGTTGATCATGATGATGGAGAAGCGGGACACTATGTCATCCTCGGAGGTGAACAAGCATTTGACAGGCGTGACGATCGATTCAGCCGCCGAGCAGAGCTCAATTGAACGGACGATGGAACAGATGACGACAGGACCCAACGCGGGATCCCGAAGTCCTGCGATATGCACTCGCCCGTTCGTGAACACCTTGATGGACACGTGGTGCAACAATGACAGGGTGGGATCAAAAAGCCACTGGACGATGGTGATCTGGTTGCGGAGCACTTCTGCCTTGCCCTTCTTTCCATTCACGCGCGAGCGACGCTTTGGGTGCACTCCTCTTTGCACACAGGCCCCAAATGAATCCTTGTACTTGATCATCTGGAATGTCAAATGAGCAGGTTCCGTAGAGAGATGAAGGTTCTCGTACAATGCTTTGAAATTCACAGACAGCCCATCGCCCAACAAACCCTGTGCTGTGATAGTCGACACACGAAGGTTCTCGCTCGTAGGCGGCATAGACTTAGTTCTTCCCAATGGCCAAGAAGATTCTGGTCGAACCACACCAGCCGCAAGGGCTGTTACAATAGCGGTTGAGGTAGCCATCTATGACACGTACGTACTCCACTTCCACTGATACCTGGGGGGCGGTGTCAAAACCCTACCCTAATTAGAAAATTAGAAACCTTATATAATAGTGAAGCAGAAGCGCATCCTATCCCTTCTATTTTACTGATTTCTTTATGCTTGTTTTGTAACTGCGAACATGAACCCGGTTTCCAAATTGCAATCGTTTCGGGATCGGATTAACGATCGTCGAAACGACCATCACCAACAACAACCACAGTCGTTCGTCAAGAAGTTCAAGTTCGGCGTGGCACATCATACTCCAAATCGTTCCACCAATCATGGGAAGATTAACGGAAATCTCATTGCGTCATCATCTAAGAGTGAGGCCCCGATCTATGTAGCTGCACAGAATGAGAGGCTTCAACGCACCAATGAATCGCCCCACAATGTAGAACCCGCACTGGAGGTGCTTGAGCAGCTAGTGAATGAGGCGAGTCCCGGTGAGGTGGCGGGTCCTACTAAGACGATGCATGATGACGTGTCAGTGGAGCATGAGGCGGCGGGTTCTACTAAGACAATGCATGATGACGTGTCAGTGGAGCATGAGGCGGCGGGTCCTACTAAGACGATGCATGATGACATGTCTGTGGAGCATGATGCGTGTTCTTCGTCTACCGATACTTGCAACTTCGTCATGACCGTACGTGACATCCCGCCGACGGAGTGGATGGAGGAGAATGTTGTGGATTACATTACGAATTTCAGGAAAGAGTACGACGAAGTTATACACGATGCCAATAAAATCGGGCAGCACATTGGGAACATCGTCATGATGGTCCAGTTGTCAAATCGGTTGTGCATTACAGTATCGGACGAGGAGTCTTTCTTGAAATTCAGCATGGACACGGTGGGTTCCATCCCTACGATGTGTGATAAGAAGTTCAACGGCGGTCACCAGATACAAGTGAGGAAGCCTCTACCCTTCCTCCCACCACCACCCCCTGTCAAGACTCCAAAGAGAGTGAAGACCGCTAATACTCCAACTAAGGTGAAGAAGGTCAAGAAATCGACCTGGAGTATCAAGTTGTTCTCCAACGGCATGACGCACGTGACCGGACTGTGCACTGCTGACGAGTGCATTGCCGTCATGTACTACATATGGGGAATCTCGCAGTACCTTGCTGAGGATGCGAACCATGGTATTGTCAAGATCAAGGGAGTGAACATAGGCAACATCCACACGTCGTTGAAAATGGAGCTGCCCTTGCTTTCAAAGCTGAACCTTCTGCGGCTATCGAGGTGCATCAACTCCAAGACTCGTCCGGAATACGCTTTCGGCTGCAACTTAAGCCCCACAGATGTGCATACGATCAACATTTCTCAGAATATGAGGCGGGATTATGCGAACTCTGGGAAGTACGCCGGTCTGATCATGTCAGGTGAAGTGATCTTAACGGAGGACGACGACGAAATTTACGATTCTAAGGCGATCGTTTTCAACACTGGATCCGTGAACGTGAACGGGAAGAACCTGAGGGCCGTCATGTGCTTTGCAAAGGCGACCGTTGATTTCATCCTAGACAACAAGCTAATCGGAAAAGGGCTCACTCGTTCCCCCTCCTCGTCTGCTCACGCCACTGAGAAGATCGGACGGTGAACATCTCCCCAAGAGGCATTCGCCCGGAGCCAAAATTACCCTTCATTTTACCCTGGCTCTGGCAATTATTCTGCATAGGACCACCATGGGTTTGTCCAGAAACACAAGGAAGGTTGTACAATAGCCCACTGTCCTTGCGAGGGTCATACATTTCCTGACGTGAGGATCTGTTGCACATATAATCTCCCTGGGAATCGTACATACAAAAGCTCTCTTTCTTGGTACTTAGACGTGACATTCGTGTGCGTTGTGTGTGTGTACATTTGTATAACAATTAAATCTTTCAAATAAGTCTTTTTTCCACCACCTTCAGCGATGCTGTCATGGCTCGAATTGTCAAGGGGGTGTACTCATTGTGGATTGATGGGTGAATGCCATACGTGACATCAATGTCGCTCTCATTACGCAATGCATGCAAATGTCGAGTCACAAAGTTTGCAAGTGCAACTCTGCAGTCCTTTATTGGATATGAAGTGTAACAAAAATGAATGTTGCCGTCTATATGCATATTCTCCATGTTGACGTAGTCGTCGGTCAAAGTCATGTCGCTCCAGAATTCTTGGACTGAAGCGTCCCACTTTTTGCCCACACCCATCATGTCGACCATTCCCCTAACCCACTTCATCATCCTGGTACGCCCGACGGAGATGGCGCTAGCCTTTTCTATGTACCCGTTCAAGTCATACTCCCCTATAAAAGATTGGTACATGTTGAAACGGTCCCTATCCACACGCTCTATCACAAAAACGTGACCAGGGAAGTAATATTCTTCATGGTCCTTGTTGTTATCATTCGCTGCATTATTTTTCTTCTTACTGTACTGCGTCATAAGTACATAAAACATGCAATGATCGTCCGAAGAGGTAAACATAGCGTCGTAAAAACTAGAAACCACTTTGCGCGAACTATCACGGTCTTGCTCACTCAATCTCTTGGACTTCACATGGTTGCAATTGTTCAGTGTATCCTGAACACGCGCAACAAGCAGATGTGTCATCATCAAAGCAGTGCAATAACAACGAGTGAGTTGCAATGGGAGCTCAATGTTGATCTTAGTAAGGTCTACCGCAATAGCTTGCAATATCGCAGGCAAATGGTCGCGAATCACGTAGCCCGTGTCACACATTCCTTGTTCTCAAATATACATGGAAACATTATAATCGAACCTTGCTTTTTGGCAACGTGACGGCTTTCTACTTAATTTTGAACCCGCAGAAGGATTCCCACGCAGTCTCGGAAACCGTTGGGGACAACATATTGCTCTCCACGTGCGTAGCGAAAGCAGGGATCGCCGAGATGAGAGGCGCATGCTTCTCTTTCATGAGCGCCAAGAACTTTCCGTGATCGTCAGCGGGACCCGGGAGAGAACAGAAGCGCAGTTGCAGAGGCAAGTGACTCATCAACGTGCCCGCGAGACAAGCGAACGTATTCGTTGTCGAGGGGGTCGTACGCCAGTGCAACGACTTACTGTGTAACACACAGCTTTGAAGATCTCGGTACATCGGCAAATTGTACTTGTCGGGGTGATCGTACAATGTGACGTAGCCCGGCGTGTCACCGAGCACGTCGAATCCTTCGAGGAGCGCGCCTACCCATCCCTCTCGATGCGCGTAGTCGTCCTCGAGCAAGTATACGACATCGTTCGGTAATACTCGACCCTCCTTCACGTGCCTCTCGATCAAAGCGAACAAGTTGCGCAACGCCGAGGCGTCGTCCCCCCCACGCGCGACCGATGTGGACACCTTGCCTTTGTCATAATCATGATCCTTCAAGATGTCAGAAACGAAGTGCGATGCAAGCGATCCAGTTGTGTCGTCGTACGCGATCACGAAAGATGCAACGCGAGCGTCGCGACTCACGTCACGAAGGAGTGATGCGAATATGCCGCGACGGTCGAAATAGTCCGGGCGCCTCTTGTGCACAGAGCTGGGTGAGCATGAGCAGTGACGCTGGTACACGTGAACAACACGTCGGAGGCCCACATCTGCATGTTTCACATCATCAATAGCAACGGGAGATGATGGTATGTCAAGATGGAGATGATGCGGCGTGTTTGATTTAATCTCGAATGGAGGCTTGAGTGTCGTTGTCGGGGTGAGTGCGATACCGTGCACAAAGTCTGTGCCGGGCCACTTACCGGTCCTTTCAACTTCGTCGAACGCATTGTTTATATCGGCCACCCAGTCACGATCTACGGAGTGTCCCCAGTTTCTCACCTTTCCGAGAAGGCCATCGCGCAGACCACCGATACTAGAAAATGCGTTGGACGTACGCACCCACGAGTAATGCCAAAACATGGCCTGTCCGTTACAAGATGAGAGTGTTGATGGAAGAGGACCACCTTTGATCCCGTCCGAAAGCACGTTGTGACGCACTACCACCCCCCCACCACTAGACCGTATGACATCCGCGATGCCATCGCGCTCCCTCTTGTGCGTCAGTGCGCGGGGCGATCCTAGCACATTCGAATGCACCAAAACAATAGAGTCCTGGAGCAGCATAGAGACCAGACACGGGTGCATGAACGCCCAATAGTTCCCCATCTTGTACATCACATTGGACCCGTCATGTTCGATCTTATCGCGATGGGTGCTCGACCATGCTCGCAAGGCGTCGCCGTCGGGAACCTCGTCCGCGTCCAAGAGGAATGCCCAAAACGGCCGGTACCCCGTGTAAGAGCGCGCCTCGTGGAAAGCCGTCTGCCTAGCCAGGTTATGCAATACATACGGGTTCAGGAGGTCGGCGTCGGACACAGGGTACTTTACAGTAAGCACAGACTTCCCGCTGGAGGCACCCACACGCGCACACACTTTTGCAATGTAGGAGAGCTCATCAACAGACTCAAGCTGTCCAGAGTACAAACGCTCCCCAATGCTTACCACTACAAAATCGCTGTATTTGACCGCATTCACCAACAAGGACTCGATGTACTCACGCTCCTGGCTGCAGTACGAAACGATCGTGCACCACAAGGAGCGGTCGAAATCTTCTCCGGGCAAGGTTGACATTCTCTGTAATTACTTTTTATTAATTATTGCAAATTCCTTACATTGTATTTTTGGGGGTCCCAGAAGAGAAGAGTGTAAAGACTGAATCACTCAATAAAATGAGTATTGCAATATGAATAATCAAGGCGGTTACCCAGTGGACCAAGCTTCTAGGGAGGAGGCTTCTCCATTGTTCCTGAATGATATATGGACGGTATACTTCCACAACCCGCAAGACCATGACTGGACGTACGATAGCTACGTCCGGTTGGGGAACATAAGCACCGCTGAGGAGGTCCTCGCGTACATCGACATCATGCGTGAGGACGTACAGAACGGCATGTTCTTTGTGATGCGCGAACACGTGTTCCCGTGTTGGGACGATCCACTAAACATCGGCGGAACCACGGTGTCGATGAAAATCCTGAAGGACGGCGTGACCCAGGATTGGGAGGACATCATGTGTAGTGTGCTAGGCGAGACGTTTTTGAAGGACGCGTCGCTAGCGAACTCAGTCAACGGCATATCCATCAGCCCCAAGCGATCATTCTGTATCATAAAGATCTGGATGCGACAACCAGGACTGCTCACTACCATTTCGGACGCGACCATCCCTGCCACGTACACAGGAGACCTACACTGCTCTGCAAACGCAGACAACATCAAAAACAACAATGCAAGAGAAACGCAATGCAGCTCTACAGTCGGCGGAGAAGTAAAATGAAACATACGGAGTACCGCAATGTGTGCCGTACACGAAGCGGTTTCATTTAAGTATTCCGTTGACTGTAAGGATAAAAAACGACGGAATCGTGTATGAGTGTAAAGACACAAAGTCATACAAAAAACTGAAATGCAAAAGTACACCCCTGTAAGTGTACAAATGCACAAGTACATCCCTGTAAGTGGCGTCGAATACGACAATGATATCTTTACCTTCAGCAACAGCCAAGGGACTACTAGTTCAGCAGGGGACGAAATCGATATTAAGCATTGCGACACAGCTGAAGATATTTCTATGAATGACCCGAACGTCTACTCCGAATGTCTCACTATCACGGTGAAGCAACAGCAGGAGACGATATCTGCACTCTACTCCGAGAACACGTTGTTACAATGTCGCATACTCACCCTAGAGTCGGAAATCTCGACGTTCCACGCGAAACAAGAGCAACAACAGCAACTCTCGAACCAGCTTCAAGCGGCTGTGCTGATGCAAGACGCTGTACCGCACCATACCAGACACAATGGAGAAGGAAACACTGTCAGGGGGGAAGATGACTCAATGATGCTGGCGTCTGTAGAGGCGGGCGACATAGAACTCTTCTGCACAATCATCCGGTCGTCGTCGTCCTCCATGGACAATATGGACGTCATCGGTCGCATAGGAGGGGTGGCATTACTGCTAGCATGCCAGAATGGTCACTTCAAGATAGCAGAGTTCTTGCTAGATAAAGGCGTCAGCGCACACGTCGATCGAGACAGCCCTCTTCAATGGGCGGCACAAAATGGCGACGTCGAGCTCGCTAAGCTGCTACTCAAATATGGAGCCGATCCCAAGGTGTTAAATAACTGCCCGCTGCGAATCGCATTGCGGATGGGGCACGTTGACATGGTGAATCTGCTCAATTCTTGGATGTTATAACTGAGTTCATTACGTGGTTCTTGAGCATTGAAAACTTCTTCCTGATAGCGGCTGCTTCGTCCTCCATATTCTCAACAAAACCCTCCTTTGATGCTACTAGAATCACACCTTGGGTCTTCAGGAAGTCTTCCATACCCTCTACAGTGCGCTCTCCGGAGAACTTCTTCACATCTCCAGCTTTATCGAGTAGTATCGTGGGGAATCCGGTTGCATGATTGAGGTACTTCTTAGCAGCGGGGTCGCCGCGTTCGTACTTGCGCATGGTCAAGCCCTTTCCGTGCTTGGTTTTCATTTCTTCCCACACCGGCATAAATCGCTCGCACCATCCGCACCCGTCCATATGGAGGTAGATAAGTGTTGCGGCGATCGGCTTCTTCTTAATGGGATCCTTGATAGCGCCACTGGACGCCTTTGTGCCACTATCCTCCTTCCCCTCAAATCCCTCTTCATTGCTGCTCTCCACCACGTATTCCATGGCGTCTCGCTGGGTCCTGACCATGGACATAAGCACTAAGAGGAAGAGGATGGCTGCGATGGAGATCATGACAAACATAATGATACGCTGCCCATCTCCATTGGAACAAGAAGAGGGTGAAGATGGGGCGGCGCTGGAGTATGAGGATCGGATTCGAGACGCTTTGGGAGGCATCTGTTTACAGTTTTTGTTTTATTAAATATACTGTATGATATTTTTAAAATACAGGGGCATCTTCAGGTTGTTGTAATTTCTTGATCCGGATATCCAAAATTGTAAGAAATTTCTTGAATGCATCATAATGGGCGTTCCTGCCTCCCGGCCGATTTTGACTGGTTGCGAAACATGGTATGGAGCGGATTTGTGATTCCTTTGTGCTGATGTCTCAAGCTAGAGAGTCGTTCAGGAGGCTCTAAATCCTGATTAGAAATTTAAAAAAATCGGCCGGGAGGCAGTAACGCCCATTTCATGGCAACAATGGGCGTTGGAAGACCGCAACGACATCCTCCGGCACCCCCTTTACGTTTCTAAGGTCATACCACTTGTAGGTCTCGAGACCACTCGCGGTAGCGATTGCATTCATCTCGGACACGAGAGACGGAATATCCTGGTGGGCGGATCCGACAATCACGGACTCTATCACGAAGAGCCCCCCAGGTTTCAGATACGGAGCGAACGCTTGCAGCGCACCCACCTTGGACGCAGAGGTGGTGTGCACGATTAGGTCAAATTGCAGGTCCAATTGCCGCGCGAACTCGTTCGAAGATCCATCGCCATGCACATACGTTATCATGGAGTTGTCGGGACTCTCTTCGATAGGCGGATCGGTAGGCCCCACACTGCCGACTACCGCGGCATCCGGGAAGAACGAGGACAATGCATTTGCGAACGCCCCCGCCTGCTGCACGCCGATTTCGAGAATCGCTTCAAGGGAGTCGTTCTCTCGAAAAGGGTCAAATAGGAAAGCGTACAGGGGGGCGTAGGCGTGAACCGAGCTTTTAAGTGACTTGTGAGATCGCATCGCCTCTTCGAAAGTCGCGTAAAAACTCGGCGGTAAGGATTGTTGGTATGATGCTTCACTTTGTGGATCAAAAACAACACTTCTCTTTCGCTCTACTTCTTTGAAGAAGTTTGCCACCTGGTAGTTTTCGTAGTATACGGATCCTCCTCCCTCGCTCGCACTAGAGTGCTTGCTTGGGAAGTCGTTGTAGAGCAGTGCTTCCCACGACCAATCCACAATGGCCCTATCAAGGTTAGAGTTAATGGTGGGATTCATGTTCAATCTCTTGCGTAGTACAGCAGACTCGGGGTCGGGATCGTCGGCGACTTGATTGAACTCTTCAGGGTCAATTGGGTTTCGCCCAAGCACGTCTCTGAACGCCCTAAGAGCAAGAAGGCGACGGAGGAATACGTCGTAGTACTCTATCTTATGTCCGCACAAAACCCCGAGCTCTATGTACTTCTGGCACTCGGTGTGATTGCGACGCACTTCCTCGATGCTCTGTTCTTCGTTGATGTCGCGGATGTTGACGATATACGGGAATGTTCGAAGGACGCGGACTGCGCTCTCGACCTTGCGACGGAAACCGGTCTCGTGGAAGTGAAGGAGTCCTAGGAAATGGGAACGCACCTTGCATCCCGTTTTCACTGTGGCCTGGTGGCACCACATCTTCATGTAAAGGAACTCCGACGCGCGCACGATGAGTTTGTCCCAGTTCTGGTTCTTGAACCGCGTAATGTTGGTCGTAGGGCGCGGGTACATGCCTCGGGATAGGTCGTAGGTATCGTCATTTGGGTCGACAGAGGATCCCAGAACGGACCCGTAGTTGACGATGGAGACGTCTTCCGGGAGAGACTCCAGGTACGCGCGAACGTCGATCGGCCTCAGTCTGAAGAGGGGGTCGTTTGAGGAACTCATGCTGAACACGAACTCGTCGGTCTCTAGAGGGAGGATCCACTCGCACGAAGGTGCGACCTCTCGCATGTGCTCGCTCATGAACACATTGGCAGAGCTGAAGTCTCGCTTATCAAGCTTGATCTGGACACCGCGGGTTGAAGAGTACCACTCGTACACATCCAGAACAGACTGGCACGTGCTCCCGTTGTCTACCACGATCACGTTTTCGTACCCGAACAACTCGCCGTAGTACGTGATAAAGTCCTCTATCAAGAAGCTTTCATCTTTAGTGAGAAGCACAACCTTGGCGAGAGACTTGGTCTCAAGAGACTTGTTATAGACGACTTTGTCGAAGACGTTTGATGTTGCGTTGTTGTGGGGCTGCATCATTGTGATTGTGATACACACATTACTAAGATTTTGGAACAATTTAATGAGGTGTTTTTGAACGAACTTTTTTATTTACAGAAACTCAGCTTCCCATTTTAACCTGGGAAAATATCGCAATAGAATGTCAATAGCAAGAGGAAGCACACCAACACAATAATCCCAAAGATCGCAATAAATTGCATTGCTTGTTCGTGTTGGTTGTTTTGCGTACTGATACAAAAAAACACAGATGTTTTAAACAATTGTGTACAGAGTGTTCCAAAATTAGTTGAGGACAAATGTATAATGTAATTTTAAAACGCGACATGTCAAGACCATCCCTTGTGGATGACGAAGAACATAAAAAAAACATTCATACAGGAAACGTGTGCATCATCGCATCTTACCCATTTCTTCTTTCGGTCGGATCAACGCATTTCATGTCAACCCGAAAACAACTTGTAAAATGGACACCTCCTGAATGCATGAATATACCGGTGTCAAAGGATCACCTGCAGGTTTGGTACTCGGATAGCGACGTGATAATGATCACACGAACGAGTCCGGGAAGTCTCAAGCGTGTGTACGCGGACGCGAGCGCGTTGTTCTGTTGTGCAGATTGATTTGATTTGTCAAAAAAAAGGTGTAAAGGAATAAGAGTTTATGTTTATTGAGTCGTAAACGAACATCGGTTTGATCACAAGATTTGTACGATATCGAATTTCACAATGGCCATTTCTGCATGTATCATCTGGCGTAAACGCATGGACGAGTACGGATACTACATGAGCAGTGTCATGCGTCTGGATATGCTGACGGAACCTGCGGCCACCCGAGGATTGAGGCCATCCGACTTTTTCGATGAGAAGTTCAAGGTCAAGTGGATCCGCAGAACGGAGATCCAGATGCGAACAGTGTTCAAACGCATTGTGTGTGTTATCCGAGGACTGCAGCGTCAAGGCTTCTTCGCCGCACCCCCGATCTCCAACCCGTGCGCCTGGCTCACCAAGGGTATCTCGGACTTTGATGACGACGAGTTTGAGACCCCACGCAACATGAAAGACATGGAGGACTTCGAATCGAACATCCCACCATACAACGAAAAGAACATCGTGACACCCATTCGACCACCCGTGAAGATGCCGCCGCCACCCCCCCCAAAGAAGGTCTTTCAAAAGAAGAACGACGACACGGTGGTCCCAGAGAAGAACGACGACACGGTGGTCCCAGAGAAGAAAGACGACACGGTGGTCCCAGAGAAGAACGACGACACGGTGGTGGTCGTGAACAAGTACGAAAACGATGATGACAGCATGTCCCATCATTCTTCCAAGTATTCGTGCATCGATGTTGGAATGATTACAAGCGCAGTTACATCCGCTCATGTTGGAGACGATAACAAACTGTTGCAGGAGATGAAGACAATCACGTCTTTGTTGCGCGCCATCGTGCTCAAGATGTAGAGTGGTAGCTGAGTGCGACGAATATGCACGTAAAAACGTACAAGAGAAGTGCGACAACATTACAGTCAACGGAATACAAATCCGCTTTGCAAAATGAAGACGCTTCGTGTACGGCACATTTTGCTGTTCCGCCGACTGTAGTGGAAGTGTGGACATACACAATGATACGTCTCACTTCCGTAGAGTGTACAGTTTCCATTACTTGAATAGCATGGTGTATGGGATAGCTGTTGTCACAACTGCAATGGACATCATCATGTTCCGATATGCCTTTGAAACCGCAATCCCTCGTGTAGGGTACTCGAAGAACCTCTTTTTCATCATGATTTTAGCAATGACAAACCCTAAAACTGTAAAGATGAGCGTTTGCATGACGAATTCTATGATTATGTCGGAGATAAAGGCGCTGTCAATGACAAACGTGTTTGATGACTTGGCATATGTGTACATGACAATCACCAGTGCTACAAGAATGATGACCTGGATGATAATGTCGAGTACCAAGAAAATGAGGAGGAAGCTGACTAAACTTGCATCTGGGTGTTTCAAAGGAACATCGTCTAGGGCATCGGGGTCGTTCAATGTGTTCACATGCACCTTGCGCATGTAGTGCTCTGCAAATATGTATTCAGTGACGTACAATATCAAAAGCTGTGTTATTGTTCGTATAAGCTTGATCATGTAAATGATGTGAACCTGACTGATGGATGCACGATTCGCCAGTATTGTCAAGAATCCTTTGGACGAAAGACGTGTCGACCCACGTTTGCTATTCAAAGCAGAGCGACCAGCTTCGTCATCGTCCTCGTCCACAACATTGACGCTCACGTAATTGTCCAATATGCGTTCCACCATACGCTGAAAGTCAGAAAAATCTTCCAAGACATTTGAGTAAAGTCCAATAGTAGGGTAAGAAATCGTTACCAAATTCTTGCGAACTTCTTTCAGATTTAGCATAAGTTTCTTACGAGCGACCGATAAGTTGTCACGAACTTTATTTAGCTCCTTCTCACGTTGGGTCTTCAACAATTTCGAAAAGTCTTCACCACCACCTTTTTGAATATACGGACCACTCCCTTTTTGACCCTTTCTGAATCGTCCCAAAAAACTTTTCGTATTTGTATTGTTTCCTTTTTTTGTCTTATCCATTTCTTCTTTTTTTTTCTTATCCCGTTCTTCTTTTTTTTTCTTATTCATTTCTTCTTTTTGTTTTTTATCTTCTTCTTTTTCTTCAGCTGTTTTCTTTGTAAACAAGTCTCTGATAAAACCTTTTCTTACGTTTTTATTTTCTCCACCAGGGGGGGCTCCATCTTCTTCTTTTTGTTTATTATCCTTTTCTTTTCCTTCATCTTTTTTCTTTGTAAAGAAGCCTCCGAACAAACCTTTTCTTACGTTTTTATTTTCTCCACCATCTATGTTGTCTCCAGGGGAGGCTCCATCGGTTCCAGGGGCTTCATGTTTTTTAGTGGCTCCAGAGTCTTCAGGGGCTGCAGCGGCTCCAGCGTCTCCAGGGGATCCAGAGTCTCCAGAGTCTACAGGGGCTACAGAGGCTCCAGGGGATCCAGAGTCTCCAGGGGCTACAGCGGCTCCAGCGTCTCCAGGGGATCCAGAGTCTACAGGGGCTACAGCGGCTCCAGCGTCTCCAGGGGATCCAGAGTCTACAGGGGCTACAGAGGCTCCTTGGGCTACAGCGGCTTCACCACCTGATCCATCGGCTCCACCATAGGCTCCACCACCTGATCTATCGGCTCCACCACCTGATCCATAGGCTCCACCATCGGCTCCAACACCTGATCCACCTTTGTCTTTAGAGATACTTACAATGGATCTTAATCCGAATCCATTTTTTGATGTAGTAACTTCGGGACCTCCTGGATCTTGTTCTTTAAAAGTTACCTTATTGACAAGTTCCTTCACAATACGTTCTTTTCCACCTTCGACTACAATAGTGTTGTTGGACATATCATAAGACCACGGAATGAAGGTTTTGTCATCCTTGCCTCCACTGATGTTCTCGAAACGTCGAAGGTTGATAATCATGTTGTACACCTGATCAAATTTGTCTGGGTTTACTGTGTATTTCTTCAATCCTTCAAAAATATCCAAAGGTGTATCTACAAAAGGCCGCAACGTTTTTGCAATTTCGAGAAAAATGATATTGGGATCGCTGATATTCATAGCATTTACTCTATCTCTGATATCATCGTCAGTCATCTTGAGGTTATGAATTAGCGGAATCACTGTATACCCCAATGTTTTGGTTACACTTAATATGCGTTCTATATTACTGGATACGCTCGTGATAGCCTTGGTTAGTTCGAGCAGAGAATGGTAATGAAATTTGTACTTGATTTCATTAAATCGATCTGACCTTTCGTGTTCAGGGAGTGTCTTAAAATTCTCTACTGACATGGCAAGGGCTTTGAACGTCTCGGAAGAAAAAGCATGGTGGGGGAATGCATGCAAAGATATTTGTTCTCCACCAAGCAAGTATGATATGTCTGACTCAAGTTGAGTTCGTTGCAATCGCAGGTTATCATACAACACAGACGATGCCAGCGTAGATTGGTATTGTTTGAATACACCGTCATATCTCTGAATTTTCAAGTCACCTTCATCAATAACGGAAGCGATCAAATCCTCGTCCGTATTTATTTTAGTCCAATCAATGCTACTGACGAGGTCTATTGAATGTTTTAGTGTGTCGAATTTGTCTATGAAATGTTCTAGGAATAGGGTGATACTTTTGATTGTGTCTTCGATTATATTTTGATCGCCGTTGTCAGTTGCTGCCCGCAACCGGTATAACATCAGTCGTCGCAGCACCCGGAACCAAATATAGTTTACAAAGTACCCCAACTCATGTGTCCCCATGTCACGCAAGAAGGTTGTCCAAGCATCAAAGGTTCCTTCAGATATCGGAATTGAGAACTTCGCCTCATTCAAGATGGACGAAACACTTTCAATACTCTTGTCAGTTATACCTGTATCCCTATACAGCGCACGAGAAGCAATACGTCCCAATATATCATTAGGTGAGTATGAATCCAACTCGCGCTTAAAACGCAATATCATTACAGGGTCGATCTTATCAACAACAAACGGTTCGATGTTGTTAACACGACCACTCGATGACGGGTGTTGCTGACTTTGTCGATTCTGAAGATCGGAATGATCATCGTTAGAGGTAGATGTAGAAGCATCAGTCGTGTTCGAAAAAACAGCTTCGCCAGGTCCACCTCCAGGTTCAGTTCTGGTAGTGCCACCATCTTCTCCAGTGACAGAAGGGACAGCAACGACAACATCCGATCCGGACCCTTCTGTCACTGGAGATGATGGTGGCGCTGTAGCTGTCCCTTCTGTCTCTGGAGATGATGGTGGCGCTGTAGCTGTCCCTTCTGTCTCTGGAGATGATGGTGGCGCTGTTGCTGCCCCCGGATCGGATGTTGTCGCTGTTGCTGGCCCTTCTGTCTCTGGAGATGATGGTGGCGCTGTTGCTGCCCCCGGATCGGATGTTGTCGCTGTTGCTGGCCCTTCTGT